GGCTTGATGCGCAGGTTGAGCGTGTCCCGTTTGGGTGTGGGGTTGGCGGCGGTCATGACGTATCTCCAGGCTATGCACGCAGCATAGCATGGCTGTAACGTCAACGTCATTACATCGCGCCGCAACCTTGGGGATAACGCCCGCCGCAGCTTGACCCTGTTTCGATGGTGGACAAGGGTCAAGCGGGCGGCGATTCGGACTCACAAACCGCCGTCTGGCCGGTGAAATCCTCCCAGCGACGCACGATCACATCCACGTACTTCGGGTCGAGTTCGATCAGCCGCGCAACGCGGCCTGACTTCTCGGCAGCAATCAGGGTCGTGCCGGATCCGCCGAAGGGATCCAGCACTACGTTGCTGGGGCGACTGGAGTTGCGGATCGCGCGTTCGACCAGTTCCACTGGCTTCATGGTCGGATGCAGATCGTTCTTCTGCGGTTTCTTGATGGCCCACACATCGCCCTGGTCTCGCGCCCCGCACCAGTGGCGCGTTGCGCCCTCGGGCCATCCGTACAGGATCGGCTCGTACTGGCGCTGGTAGTCGGCACGGCCCAGGGTGAAGGTGTTCTTGGCCCAGATGATGAAGGTCGACCACTTGCCTCCGGCAGCGCGAAAGGCGGCCTGCAGTACGTCGAGTCGATGCAGGTCAACGCCGCCAGCAGGAAGTCATAGAACCCTTCGCCCAGATTGTCGTTGAGGATGGCGCGATCCTTGCCGCGCATCTTGTCCTTGGCGCTGTTGGCGTAGTTGACGTTGTAGGGCGGGTCGGTGAAGACCATGTCCGCGACTTCGCCTTGCAGCAGGCGGTCGTAGCTCTCGGCCACGGTCGAATCGCCACACAGCAGCCGGTGTGGGCCCAACACCCAGACATCACCCGGGCGCGAGATCGGCGTCTCGCTGACCTCGGGCACCGCATCCTCGTCGGCCTGCCCATCAAAGTCCGGCTCATCGCCTGCGAGCAGTTCGGCCAGTGCATCGGCGTCGAAGCCGGTGAGGTCCAGATCGAAGCCTTCCAGCTGCAAGGCCTCCAGTTCAACGCGCAGCATCGCGTCGTCCCAGCCCGCGTTCTCGGCAATGCGGTTGTCCGCGATGACCAGGGCGCGGCGCTGGGTTGGACTCAGGTGGTCGAGCACGACCACCGGCACGGTCCCCAGCCCGAGTTTCTGGGCCGCGGCAAGCCGTCCATGGCCTGCCACGATAACGCCATCGCCGCCTGCGAGGATCGGATTGGTAAAGCCGAACTCCGCGATGCTGGCGGCAATCTGCGCCACCTGGGCCTCGGAGTGGGTGCGCGCGTTGCGGGCATAGGGCAGCAGCTTGGCGGTCGGCCACTGCTCGATCTTGTCGGCGAGCCAGTTCATGCCGTCACCTCGGCATCAATGGCGCTGGTGCGCTCGGCGGCGACCTGCTCGAAGGACTGACCAGTGGCCATCAACGTCACTGGCACGGCGGGATGGTTCTGCTGGAAGCGTTTGATGGCAACGTCCACGTACTCCGGCGCAATCTCCACGCTGCGGCAGACACGGCCTGTGCGCTCGGCCGCCAGCATCGTTGTGCCGCTACCGCCGAAGGGGTCGAACACGAGATCGCCCGCGTCGGTGTAGGCCTCGATCACGAACTCCGGCAACGCCACCGGGAACACGGCGGGATGGTCGATGTCTTGCCCGATCTTGCCCTTGTGGCGCATCACGCGGATCACGCTGTCGGGAATGCGGGTGTCCTGCGTCGGAAGGCCCTTGTGCGTCCAGCCGCCGACTTCGCCGTCCCTGCCGCGCATCGCGGTGCTGGAGCCATCGGCGCGCAGGTGCGATTCCTGCCCAGCGTGCTTGCAGGGCACGATCTTGTTGGGTTTACGACTTTCGCGGTTGAAGTGAAAGACGAACTCGAAGCTCGGAGCCAGTCGGCCCTGCCAGTCGCCGGGCATTCCCGGCCCCTGGTCCCAGACGTACCACGCAAAGCGGCGCCAGCCTTGGCTTCGCATCCAGGACAGCCAGCCATCCCAATACGGGATCACCTCGTTGTCGCGGTGGATGAGGCCAAGGTTGACCAGCACTTGGCCGTCGTTGGCCATCGGCAGATGCGAGAACACGCCGCGCATCAGGCCACCCCAGTCGTCGATCCCACCTGAGGTGTAGTCGCGCTGGTTGCCGTAGGGCGGCGAGGTGAAGCATAGCCGTGCGGTGGCATCGCCCATCAACGCGGCGACGACCGTCCTGTCGGTGGCGTCACCGCAGATAAGTCGGTGGGCGCCGATCGCCCAGATATCGCCAGTGCGCGATACGGGCGCAGCAGAGATCTCGGGAATGTCGTCCGCCGTGTCGGGCTCGTCATCGCCCGGCTCCTGGCTCGCGTCGGTGCCGTCCAGTTCTTCAGCCAGGAATGCCTCGATCTCGCCCTCGTCAAAGCCCGTCAGCGCCAGATCAAACCCGGCATCCGATAGTTCAGCCAGTTCCAGCGCCAGCAGCTCCTCGTCCCAACCCGCGTCCAGGGCCAGGCGGTTGTCGGCAATCACCAGCGCACGCCTCTGGGCGTGGCTCAGGTGCGCCAACTCGATCACCGGCACCTCATCCAGCCCCAGTTTGCGGGCGGCGGCCAGGCGGCCGTGGCCCGCGATGATGCCGTTACCGCCGTCAACCAGGATCGGATTCGTCCAGCCGTACTCGACGATGCTGGAGGCGATCTTGGCGACCTGCGCGTCGGAGTGGGTCCGCGGATTGCGGACATAGGGAATCAGCGCGTCGACCTTCCGGTACTCGACGTGGAGCGTATTCAGGGTAGTTCCTTGAACAGTAGGGGCGGCCCGACCGGGAAGGAGTGGTCCCGGCCAGGCCGCGAGCCGCGCCAGCGCGCGGCCAAACGAAGCGAGCCCGCCAGGGGCGGCCCGGGCGGGCTCAGAGAAGGTGTGTGGTGCGGACGTGCGTGGGTGCGAACCTGCGAACCGTGCGAACCTGGGTTCGCACCCTGACGCTAGAAAAGCGCCGGACTCGCGCCCCCCGCATGGGTCTTTCCGCAGGAAGGACCCCTTTCGCCTCGGGAGCGTGGCTTTTCTGCGACGGTGGCCTCGAAGTCACGTCTCCCGAGCATGGGATCAATCCTACCCTCGAAAGCCGGTTTTTGTTGCAGCCTCATATTTCGCAGATGCCAGACGATGCGCTCGGATCGCTGCGCATACCCTCCAAATCACGTCAAAACCCTACGCGGCAGCTATCTCGTTGAGCCTGTCGACAACCGACTGCAGCGCCCGTTGCCAGCGCCGCCACGCCGTTGTCCGGTTGCAGGCGAATCGAATGGTGATGTCTCGCCAGCCGTAGCGCTTGGCACGCATCCAGACGAGGTGGCGCTGTTCGACTTCCAGCCACCGCACCCAGAGCATCGTCTCCAGCATCCGGTCGATGGCCGCAGGCGTGGGTGGGAAGGGTCGGTAGATCTTTTCGTCGGCAGCGAAGGCTTCCCACTCCTTGCGTGCGATCGCCGGCCAGGTGTTGAAGTACCCCTGGACGCGCACGGGTGGCAGACGCCGTGCGGTGCTGGCGGCCTCTTCGAAGCGTGCAGCCACGGTTTCGAGCGTCCACTCAGCCATGGTGAGCACCTCGCTTGCCGTAGAGGCGTTCACCGATCTGGCGCACCAGCTCGCGCTCCATCCAGTCCAGACGTTCATCGTCGGGGGAGACGACCAGGATGCGCTGGTCGCGCCAGCCGCGTTGCTTGATGACGTCCACGTCCCGGACGTCCGGCTGCAAGCGCCCAAGCGGACAGCGGTAGGTCTGTGTCGGGATCTTCATCTCACACCTCCTGCGTCAGGTTGTGCTGCTCGATGGCCCAGTGCAGCAGCGCCAGCGCGTCGGCTTCGTTGTCATCTACTGGAGCGTGGCCGCGTGCGCGAACAGCCGCGATCACGTCTGCCTTGCCTGCATTGCCCCTGCCGGTGGCGTGCTTCTTGATCGTGCCGACCGGAACACCCTGGTACGGGATCTGGTGGTGCTCGCACCACGCGGTGAGCGTGGCCAGGAAGCCGCCGTAGGCGTGGGCGGCGTCGGTCGAGACGTGCCGGCGCACTTCCTCGAAGTGCAGGCAGTCGATGCCGCCGCAGGACTGCTGGATCTCGGTGAGCCAGCGTTTGAAGCGCAAAAAGCGCATCCCGCCGCCTTCGAAGCGTTGCGGCCGGAAGCTCTCGGAGCCGCTGATGATGTGGCCGGAGCTTTCGCGCAACGCCCAGCCGGTGGTGGTGCCCAGGTCGAGGGCGAGGATGGTGATGCTCATGGTGTCAGTCCTTGTTCGCGAGGGTCTGACGGATCGGACGGGTTGTATCGATACCTCCCGTGAGGCGCGCCCGCGCGCGCGTATAGGAGTTACGACGTGATCCGTCCGATCCGTCAGACGCGGCTCGATCAGTCATCGGCATAGGGGGTATAGGTGGGCGCAGGCGGGTTCTTGAGGCCGATGCCCTGAAAGCCGCGCAGCCCGGAACCGTTGCGCCACTTGTCGAGGCCGCGGGTGAGGAGGAGGTCGGCGAATCGCTTGCGCGATCCGGTGAACTCTCCGGCTGCCTCTGCCCACTGTTTCCAGTCGTTGAACAGTTCCGTGGTGAGCGATCGGGCGTTGGGCTCGCGCACACACCGCTCATCGAGCCAGCGGCCGAGCGCGTCTTCAGCCTCGAAATACTCTTCCGTGGCATCCACAACCCGCTGTGGCGGATCGAGCCGTCCCAGGCGCAGCCAGTCGAGACAGCCCTGCACGGCCCAGGCGAGGATGCCGTCTCGCTCAGCCAGGAGCTTGTGCTGCAGGTTCTTGTCGCGGCGCTCGGGCGGCACGGTGATCGTGAAGGGGATCAGGTGCAGCCGGCGTTTCATTGCCTCGTCGATGTTGCGGATGGCGGGCTTGTGGTTGCCGGCCACGAACAGCTTGAACTGCGGGAAGAACTCGAAGAAGTCCTGACGCATGAACCGTGCGGAGATCTTGTCGCCACCGGTGAGGTTCTTGAGCTTGGACTCGGCCCAGCGTTTGCCCTGTTCGGTTTCGATGGCCGCCACGAACCGTGCGCCGCGCAGTCCCGCCATGTCGGTCGGATGCCGGTCGGTGCGCGTTTCCATGAAGGTGTCCATGGGCGCATTGGTCGCGTAGTCACCGAGGATGGTGGCCAGCGTGTTCACGAACACCGATTTGCCGTTCGCGCCGGTGCCGTACAGGAAGAACAGCGCGTGCTCCTGCGTCGAGCCGGTCAGCGCGTAGCCGACCATGCGCTGCAGATAGGTGCCCAGTTCCGCATCGGCGCCCGTGACTTCAAGCAGAAACTGCCGCCAGGTCGGGCACTCGCCATTCGGCGTGGCCGTGGTGATCTTGGTCATCCGATCGCTGCGCTCATGCGAGCGCTGGCGGCCGGTCTTGAGGTCGATCACGCCGCCTGGGGTATTGAGCAGCCACGGATCGGAATCCCACTCCCCAGTGGTGGCGGCATGCCTGCGGTCGGCGCGCGCGAGACGTTCCACACCGCTGACGGTGCCTGCACTGGCCAGCTTGGCCGCGATCTTGACGTTGTCGGCGCTGACCGCTGTCTGGCGGCAGACGCTGCGAATCAGGTCCGTAGCGGCCAGCGTTTCCTCGTGACGCCAGCGTTGACCGTCCCAAACCAGCCAGCGTCCCCAGGCCGCCACATAGCGCCAGTCGCGGTGATAGCGGCGGGTGAAGGCCAGCGCCAGCGCATCCTCGGTTCCCCAGACCGATTCATCGCGCGCGACAACCGGCTCCGGGTCCTCCCCGATGGCGTGAATCTGCAGGCGCGGCCCATGGGCCAGGAAGGCCGGCACGTCAAAACCTTCCGCCAGCGCGTCGGCGACGTCCCATCCCTCGGCGGCTTCTTCTGGCGGATACAGGATGTGAGCGCTGGCTGCCCCGGCTGCCAGGATGGCTTGAGCCGCGAGGCTGGCGTAGTTCCAGCCGGGCTTGTCGCGATCGGGCCAGATGAGCACGCTCTTGCCCGACAGGGGCGACCAGTCGGTCTTGTCGATGGGGGCGTTGGCACCGTGCATGGCCGTGGTCGCCACGACACCCGCATCGATCAAGGCTTGCGCACACTTTTCGCCTTCGACCAGGACCACCTCGCTCGCCGTGATCAGTCCGGGTTGGTTGTAGAGCGGGCGCGGCTCAGGCGGGGCCATCCTGCGGCGCTTGGCGTCCCAGGGCCGGAACTGCTTTCTTTGCCCTGGCGGGTCGTAGCGGTAGACGACGGCGATCAATTTGCCGGTCGCATCCAGGTAATCCCACTTGGCGGTGGCCGGGCCCAAGTGGTCGGTGGGAGCCGCGTTCCTGCTCTTGCGC